GTTTCCCAGTCACGATCAAAGGCATGGTCGACCTTATGCAAGAGCAGCACCCGTTTCCTCCCGCCGTGGGTAAGGATAACGCGAAGGAACTCGAATTCGTCAAACGCGGATCCACTTACACCGTCGCGACCGCTGGACAGAAGGCAGGTGGCCGCGGACAGTCGATCTCCTTCTTTCACGGATCCGAGGCTGCATGGTGGACGAATGCGCCAGACCATTTCGCTTCCTCTGTCCAGGCCGTCGACGAAGTGAAGGGGCAATGGGGCGCGATCTGGCGCAAGCCGAAGAACCCGCTGCCCTTCGAGCAGGTCGAGCCCGACGAGCTTTACGGCTGGGTCATCGCCCCGTCCGAGATTTGGCTGGAAACGACCTCGGCAGGCCCGACCGGCGAATTCTATAAGCGGTACATGAACGCGATGAAGGGCAAGGGTCGCTATCGAGCGGTCTTTGTGCCGTGGACTGCGGAGAGCGAATACGCGACCGAAGGGCGCTTCGAGCCGACGACCGAGCCGGAGGAAGAAGGCGCACTCTCTGAAGCAGAATACCAGAAGGTCCACGGCCTTACGAATGCGCAGATGCTTTGGCGGCGCGACAAGATCGACGAGCTCGGGTCGCTGGCGAAATTCCGGCAAGAGTATCCGATTGATGTCACCGAGGCATTTGCTGCCGAGAGCACGCCGGATTCACTTATCCCTCCCGCAGTTATTCTCCGCGCCCGGAAGCGCAATCTCGAAACCCCTGACGCCCCGCTCATTATCGGAATTGACCCAGCCGGACAAGGCGGGGACCGCTTCGCTATCTGTTGGCGTCGTGGAGATAAGGTGCTCAAAATCGACTTCCGGAACAAGCTCGAGCATGAAGAGGCAGTTGCATGGATCGGCAGCATTATCGATGAGGATAATCCAGCCCGGGTTTGCATCGATCGAGGGAGCATGGGACAAGCGATCATCTCTTCGCTGCGGGGACAAAAGCGCAAGTACGCAGAGGTCATAAAGGGGGTCGATTTCGGCGCCACGTCAAAGGCCAAGCTCGCGAACAAGAAACGCGCCGGGCCGACGAACAAGCGAGCCGAAATGTATGGCAAGGCGCTCGATTGGATGAAAGAGGGCGGGTCGATTCCCGATGATGACGACCTGGCGAGCGATCTTGCGGCACAGAAGAAAAAATACCGTGCAAATCAGGATTGGTTGCTGAAAAGCAAGCCGGAATTGCGTGCCGATGGCGTCCGTTCGCCCGATCTTTCGGATGCTTTTGTCTTGACTTTTGCGGTCGAAGAGTTCTTTGAAGATTGGGAAGGTCCGAAAAGCTCGCCCAGCACCGGCTCGTGGGACGTTCGCGATGAATTTTCCTACGGTAAGCTGGAAGGCTCCGAACACGGGTGGATGCAGTAATGGCAGGCTGGCGTGACAATGTGCAGAATGATCCGAGGGTCCGGGAAAAAATTCCGGCGCCCAAGGGGTACACGAAGGAAGAGTTCCTCCAGGAGATGCGGACACGCCACTCCCGAGGGCGAATGGCCGACGAGCACAACGAGAGGGCAGGCCGCGATGACGCACGCTTCATGATTGGTCAGCAGTGGGACAAGGACGTTGAACGTCGCCGCAAGGCCAAGAATAAGCCGGTCATGACCTTCGATCGCTTGCAGGCTTTCGTGGCGCAGGTCGTCAATAACCGGCTTATGAACGAGACCGAGATCCGGGTTTTTCCGGATAAGTCCGGCACGAAAGCAGTTGCAGAGTTGCGGCAGGGGATCATCCGCTCGATCTACAAGAACTCTCAGGCCGACTACGCCCGTGACGAGGCGATGAAGTATCAGGTTATTGGAGGGCAGGGAGCGTTTTGCCTCTCCATTGATTACGTTTCAGACGACGTGTTCGAGCAGGAAATCAAGCTGAAATATCTCGCAGACCCCTATGCGATTGTGCTTGATCCGGACGGGGGCGATCCGACCGGAGGCGACGCACAATGGGGGTTCGTCGAGGACGATCTCGACCTGAAACTCTTCAAGGAACGATACCCGTGGGCTTCGACCCAATCAATCGATCAAGGATTCAATGAAGGGGGGAGTGTTGGTTCGTGGATTACCGCTGAGAATGTCCGAGTAGTATCCTATTGGCGAATGGTCACGGAAGGCAACAAGATACTGGCGCTCTATAAGGACGGGTCTGTTCATGATGTGACAGACATGGACGATTTCGAGTTCATGCCCTATGTCGCCATGCGCCCCGACGGATTTCCTTTCCTGCGCGAAGTCCCTGATCGCTTTGCCCGCATGTATTTGTGCTCGGGTGCTGACATTCTCGAAGGTCCGTTCGACTATAAAATGTCCTCACTGCCGATCTATCGCGTGGTGGGGTGGGAAGTAACCGACGGCGAGAAAATGCATCGCTGGGGTCTCATTCGTAAAATGAAAGACCCGCTGCGCCTGCACAATTATGCCCGTTCCGTACAGGCCGAACAGTTGATCGCGACGCCCCGGAATAAGTACCTCACGACACAAGCCGCGATCAAGGGATACGAAGAGCGTTGGAGGAATGCAGCCGTTAGCGACGACCCATTCCTGTTCTACGTGGATGGAGAAGAGGCGCCGACCCACGTCCCGCCTCCGCCAATCGACCCGAATTTGCTGGCCGCAGCCGAACAGACGATGCAGGATCTTCGGGATATCTCGAATATCCACGAAGCCTCCTTGGGCGCCCCCTCGAATGAAGTCTCGAAAGTTGCCATCCAGGCCCGGCAATCCGTGTCGGACGTGGGCACCTTTATTTATCATGACCGGCTTCGCATGGCTGACGAGCGTTGCGCGAAGAATATCAACGAACTCATTCCCTACATCTACGACACCGAGCGAATACTGCCGATCATCGACAAGGACGACAAGAACGTGGTCGCGCTGATTAACAGTCCGCTCGATCCGAACAGCGACGTGACGCTAGGTAAATATGGCGTGACTGTCACAGTTGGTCCGAGCACCGTTACGAAACGTCAGCTTGCCGCCGAACAACAAATGGCCTTTGTTAATGCAATTCCAGACGTCGCTAGTCAGGTTATGGATCTCGTGGCAGAGTCGCAGGATTGGCCAAAGGCAGATGAATTCGCTCGTCGCTTCCGTCTCGGACTGCCCGACGGATTCATTCCGGACGATGAACTCACGCCAGAGCAGCAACAGGCACGTCAGGCCAATCAGCAGACCGCACAACTGCAGGCCCAGCTTGAGCAGCGCGACGCTGAAGCAACTATCGCAAAGAAGGAAAAAGACGCGATTCTTGCCGAGAAGCGGGCAGTTGAAGCAGAGGCGCGAGCCTATAAGGCTATCGCGGATGCGAAGGCCCGTATTGCCGACGTGCAAGGTAAGAATAAGGAACGCGAGGTCGATAAGGCAGTTAAATTGCTCGACCAGCACAATACTCTGGAAGCGGAGGACCGGGCCTTCGAAGCCAGTCGTGAAGATGCAACCCGGCAATTTGAGCAGAACAGCGGAGATACCCAATGAACATTGAAAACGACGGCGAAGAAGATCGCCAGGAGCCGGAGAGCTTTGAGAGCTTTGAGGCGCGCGTAGCTGCCGAGGAAGGCGGAGACCCGCCCGTCGAGAAGGAGGAGCCGCTGGAATTATCCGAAGAAGACGAGGAAGTCGACGAAAACGGCGACCCGGTAGAGGCCTCCGAAGATTCGGAAGAGGGCGAAGAGGAAAAGTCAAAGAAGAAGCCGATGTCCGCCAAGGACCGGATTATTCAACTCAATGCACGCAACCGGGAAAACGAACGTCGCTGGGAAAGCGAACGCCGTGGCTTTGAGGCTCGCCTGGAGGCTCTTGAAAATAACCGCTTGACGCCGAAAGAAGAGGATGGCAAGAAAGAGGGCGAGGAATCTCCTCCTGATCCAACGGATAAGGAAAAGTATCCTCTCGGAACCCTCGACGACCGTTATATCGAGGACTCGATCAATTACCGCGTCGAGAAGGCGCTGGAACGGGATCGAGAATCATCGCTCCAACGTCAGGAGCAGTCGGAGTTTGAAGCCGCCGCAGAGGCGATGGTCAAGGACTTGCAGACGAAAGCTGACAATGTGGCGGAGAAAGGCTCTGCACTCCACGCCGATTATGAAGACGTGGTTGTGAAAGCCGGTCTCGCGGGCGACTACGACCTCACACAGACCACATTCGAAGCTGCCGCGGAAGCGGAACACGGAGCAGAGATCCTGTATGCTCTGGCGACTGATACGGAGGAAGCGACTCGCGTAGCGAACCTCTCTCCCTTCCAGCAGTTGCAGTACGTGGCAGGAAAGAACGCCGAAATCGCAGCCGGGAAACCGGCGCCGAAGAAAATTCCGGGAGCTTCAACCCCTCCGGCTAATCCCTCCAAGGGGAGAGCTTCCCGCAAGACGATTTCTCCGGCCACTACGGACTTTGCTGAGTTCGAGCGGTTGGCGGGATCAGGAAATTGATCCAGGCGTCGAGAAACTGGCGCCGCTGATAGAAGGATAAAGTCATGGCTAATCAGTTTCTCGACGCACAGGAGTATGCAAATTCCATGCTTCTGCTTGCCAAGAACCAGCTTGTCACGGGTAAGCTCGTGTCCGGCAAGTTCAAGAATGAAGTGACCGATGAAAACGGTCTCTCGATCTCCGTCAAGCGCCCTCCGCGCTTTGCCCGCAACGACAGTTCGGCCATGTCGGCTGCACTTGACCTGCAGGATATCGTGACTGGCAAGGTTGGCATTAGCGTCGACCAGTATGCCAAGGTCCACGTAGGCATCGGCGACATTGAATATGTCCAGAGCTACAACGAACTCATGAAGAATGAGACGATGAAGTCTGCCGCCTCCACGCTGGCTCACCAAATCGACGCCCATCTTCAGCGCCAGGTCGCGAAGTTCTCGAGCTATGTCGGCACCGGCACCTTCGCTACGGACCCCTCGAACAACATTGGCACGCAGGCCGAATATCGGCGCGTCCATACTCGCCTGATGAACCTCGGCGTACCGGACACCGATCTGAAATCGACGATCCTCTACGATGACCAGGAAGAAATTCTCGGCGCCATCGCGGACTCGAACATTCAGAGCGAGAATGCGACTGCGTTGAAGCGCGCCCGCGTGCCGCTGATTTCGACCGTCGACATCTACGCGACCCAGCAGTGCCCTTCCATCACGGTCGGCGACCGCGTAGCAGGCGGCACCTCTCTGATCGATAATGGTACTCTGTCTGTGAATTATCGCGACGTGAAGAATACCATGTATCAGACCATTCACATTGATGGTCAGAGCGCCGGCGTTACGATCGTCGTGGGCGAAATTCTCACGATTGAAGACGTTTACGCCTACGACTGGCGTAACCAGGTCGCGCTTCCCTACCTGCAGCAGTTCACCGTCCTTGGCGGTGCCTCGACTGCTTCGGGCACGGTCGCCGTGGGTTCGGCACTGAATACGCCGATCACGACCGACACGAACGGCGACGTTGACCTTTACATCTCGCCCCCGTTGATCGTGCCCGGCACGAACGATGGCGTCGACACGAAAGCCAACACCGCATTTGCAACCGTTTCGGCGGCTGCAGTTGACGGCGCTGCAGTCACTCACCTGGGCGTTGCAAGCTCGACCCGTCGGGTTCGCGCTGCATGGAACAAGTCGGCGATCCAGATGGTTTCGGCCAAGTTGCAGACCCCGTTCGACGGCGAATCGAGCTTCGCCAACGACCCCGGATCGTGACTGGGAAACGGTTGC